AACTCTTCAGGCACAAGAAGCGTATGAACAAAGACGAGAAACGTGCATATAAAAAATATAGAGGACAAGGCAAATGATAGGTAAACTATTAGGATTAGCAGCTAAGAGGAAGGTTTTAAAAACACCTTCTTATATGAAATCTTGGAAATACCCGCTTAAACAGCAGAGGGATTTAAGGGCATCTATTTCGAAAAATTTCAAAGATCCTAAATTTAGAGCTAAGACTAAACTCGTTCCTTATTCTAAGAAATTTATATAATGAAATACCAAAGAAGAAGAGAACTACTAAAAAAAGGAAAAGATCCTTTTATTCAATTAGCAAGAAAGTGGAAAAAAGCATCTCCATTAATGAAAGGTGCTATTGTAGGTGGAGCAATTCTACCTAAAGCAATTTTAGTAGGAGCTGGATATTTTGGTGCCAAATCAGCAGCCAAAAAAAATAAAAAACAGCAACCTAAGAAATACATGGCAGGATAATGTCTAAAAGATCTATAGAAAAACTAGCAGATAAAATTATCAGACTTTCACCAGAAGAATCGCAACAGCTGGG